CGATACTACCTGCGCTTAATAAGTACATAGCAGAGATAAATAGAAGGGTAGTGCAGCCTTATGACGAAACCCTATACTTTAAAGCTGATACGTCAAATATTCAAGTATTGCAAGTAGATAGGGCAAAGCAGGTTGAATGGCTTAGTAAGGCTTATTGGTTGTCTAATCAAGAAAAGCAGGCAATAATGGAAGTAGATGTAGACAAAACATTTCCAAAGTACACTATACCGAGTAACCTATTGCCATTTGATGATGGCTTTGATAGTGAAGATATTAATAAGCGTTACCCTGATTATTGATGTGCAACCACACCCAACAACTAAAAACAAAGCAAGAGTTAAGCGGTCGAGAGTTTGACAACAAACGGCTAAGAGATGAGCGCACATGGGTAAGGTCAATTAAAAGCCTATTTGCTCAACAAAAGCGAAGCCTACTAAATGCTGTTAAAGAAAGCTCAACACCAATAAGCATACTTGACGAGATACCAAAGTACATCAATACAAGGGATACACGAAAGCTATACAAAGAGCTTTACACTAAGCAAGGGCAGAAGTATTACAACGGCACTATTAGAGCCTTACAAAAAAATAGTGTTTATAGATTCAACCTAAAAGAAATAGTAAACGAAGATGATTTGTATTGGTTGCAAATGTCTGAATTTGTAGATAACGAAGTTGCAAGCCGAATAATAAGCGTAACAGATACAAGCCAAGAAGTAGCAAGAAAAGCTATTAACGAAGCCGTTACGACAGGGGTAAACGAAGGGCAAAGCATCCCACAAATAAAGGCAGCTATTAACGCAAGTGTTAACCAAGAATGGCGAATAATGACAGCTTTTAGACCTGAACTAATAGCACGTACCGAAAGCCTTACAATGGCTAACTATGCAAGCTTCTTAGGGGCTGAAAGTTTAGGTGAAGATTTAGATAAGGTTTGGTTAGCCTTTATTGATGGGCGCACAAGGCAGGCACATATAACAGCAGATAGGCAAGTAGCACCGATGCAAGGGGCTTTTATTGTAGGTGGTGAGCAAATGAGATACCCGGGCGATACTTGGGGTAGTGCAAGGAATGTTTGCAATTGTCGCTGCACGATTATTTACCAAACAAAGGACGAAAGGAACTATTAATCGAAGATATTAAGCAGTTCATCGAAATCATTGCTTAGGTGTGAAATGTTGTTTTACTTTTGATTCATCAAACAAACAAAAAGTAAAAAGATGAAAAAAGCACAACTTAACGACATCGCAGAAACAGCAAAGTTTTACATGAATGAAATAACTTACCTTACTTCAACGCATGAAAACGAAAAAATGCAAGGAAGAAAATTTACTTCTAAACTATGCATTTTGGCTGAAACACTTGAGATACACGATTATAGACAGTCGTTTATTGATTTGTGTTGGAGTGCTGTTACTTGTGGGCTAACTAAATTTAAGTAGAATTACCAATATGAGTAAAACATTCGCGTTAATAGGGGCAGGTGGTTACATCGCCCCTAAACACATTGAAGCCATTAAGGCTAACGGCTGCGAGTTAATAGAGATAGTAGATGTAAACGATTCAGTAGGTATAATAGACCGATATTTTCCTAACTGTAAATACTCTACTAAGCTAACAACTAAGCCCGACTACGTAAGTATTTGCACTCCTAACTTCTTACATTATGACCACATAAAAGAAGCTATTGCTAAAGGTTGTAATGTAATATGCGAGAAGCCTGTCGTTTTATACTCGCACCAAATAGACCAACTAAAAGCCTTAGCCGATTTAAAAGGGGTTAGCGTTAATTGTATTTTGCAAATGAGATTACACCCTTTAATTAATGAAATTAAAAGGTTTATTGATAATTGCGAAGAGTTGCACGTGAGTTTAGACTACTTTACCCCGCGTGGTGATTGGTATGCTAAAAGTTGGAAGGGTGATGTAAATAAAAGCGGTGGCTTATTGTTTAATATTGGTATTCATTTATTTGATATTTTAATACAATTGTTTGGCGATTGGCAGTACATTAGAAAGCCTTATTTTAACGATGGTGTAAGCGGTTCTATTGACTTTGAGCATGGGTTTGTGTATTATCAATTAAGCACATCATTTAAGTACGGTAAAGAGCCTTATAGAGTGCTTGAAATATCGGGCAAAGATTTTGATTTAGCTAATGGCTTTACAGAATTACACACCCTAAGCTATGAGCGAATTTTAGAAGGTAAGGGCTTTGATATTACAGAAGCAAAAAAGAGTATTGAACTAATAGAAAGGATAAATAAATGAGCAAAGAAATCTACCCGCTAAAACAGCTACCTTTTTTTTACATCACAACCAACGAACTATTTGACAGGTTGGATGCCATATGTGTAAAGCATGACATTAAATCGGATATACTTAAAGTCTACGCTGAGAATAATGAATGCTTTGGCTTTGTTGTGCAAGATAAAACGTATTGCGCCAATTATAAGTTAACAGAATTAGTTAATATTGCTCTTCCATAGTATTTCCATTTTACTTTGTTTGTTTTGATGTAGCCCTGTTTAACGACAGGGCTTTTTAATTCATCGAAGATTTGGTTTAGTTTATCGAAATGATTGAGTTTGTAGGGGTAAGGCGTTTTATATTTGAATCATCAAAAACAAACAAAGACATGAACAACGCGACAATCACTAAAACACTAAACAAAGTAGAAAACCAAGATAAAACTTATAGCTTAGGATTTAAAAGATACATTTCACTACCTGCGAGATTGTCTAAAGCATTAAAATTATCAATCTATTTACAAACAGGAAGTATAAACACACATGATGCAATAGTGAAGTTTTTTAATGAAATGACACAAGATGAGTATATCAATTATTTAAAAGCTAACTAAAAACTTTTTTCTTCATAGCTACACCGAGCCTGTACTTTAATTAGTATGGGCTTTTTTAATTATTATTATTAGTATTTTTGTAATAATTACTTTGAACATGAAGCAGTTTATTACAAAAGATATTGACCTAAAAATTAAGGACATGGATATGTCTAAAGGTCAAATTCAAATGTATGTGAGCGCATTTGGTAATAAAGATGCTCACGGTGATGTTATGGTTAGGGGTGCTTACAAGAAAACAATAACAGAAAATGCACACCGAATTAAACACCTATTTCAGCACGATACAAATACCATTATAGGTAAGCCTATTGAAATGCTTGAAGATAATACAGGGCTTTTAATAACAAGCTATGTAAGCGATTTAAAAGGCGGTGATTATCGTAAAATGTATGAAGATGGGCTAATAACTGAGCATAGTGTGGGAATTATACCTATTCAGGAAGAATACGTTAAAGGCGAAAGCGTAAACTATATAAAAGAAACTAAGCTTTTTGAATATTCGTCAGTCACGTGGGGAGCTAACGAAAATACCCCCGTTGTTAGCATGAAAAGCCTAACAAAACAAGATAAGCAAGAGCTATTTAGCCGAATGGATATACTAATAAAAGCAATGCGAAAAGGAACGTACACAGACGAAACATTTGCAATGCTTGAGATAGAATTAGAAAGAATAAAATCACTTATTATTAATAGTGAGCCGTCACAAGACACTCAAAAGAATAATGAGCCGATTGACTTTGATATAAACAATTATTTTAAATCACTTCAAAAAGACTAAAAAAATGTCAGAAGAAATTAAAAAGCAAATTGAAGCTCTCGACTCATCAATTGAGAAGAAAATCGAAAAGGCTTCACAAGAAACAAGCGCAACTTTAAGAAAAGCAGCGCAAGAAGAATTAACAAAAGCTTTAGCCGATAGAGATGAAAAGCTAAAAGCTATTAGCGAGCAAAATGATGCTTTAGAAGTTAAAATTGCAAAGATGGCTAAGGAAGGTAACGCAACCTTAGAAAACAAATCTTTTGCAAACATTCTAATGCAAAAAATGGATGTTGACGTTACCGAAAGATTAAAAGACCGTGGAAGGGGTCACATCGACTTAGGAATGACAGGTAAGGCCGTTGGAACTATGACCGTTGCCAACTCTTACACAGGTGAAGTTATACCTGCCGATACGCTTAACATCGTACCGTTAATGGATAGACGTGTACACGTACGTTCTTTGTTGCCACAAGGTACAACTAACAGCGATGTTGTAAGAATACCAAAAGAAACAGGTGGCGAAGGTGCTGTTAACATTACAGCAGAAGCGGGAACAAAACCAGCAGTTGACTTTGATATTGCAACTACTGATTACAACGTTTACAAGATAGCGGGTAGAGTTGTAGCTTCAGAAGAGATTTTGAACGATACAGCAGGATTACAATCGTTTATCGTAAACAGACTTACTAACAAGTACAGAAACAAAGAAGACCAACAACTTCTTTACGGTACAGGTATAAGCCAAATCGAAGGTGTAACAGTTAACGCTGCTACATTTACAGCGGTTGACCCTGCGGATACTAACGCTAACATTGTTGACTTAATTATCCAAGGTGCAGCGCAATTAGAAAATGCTGAGTATATGGCTAACGGTATGTTGCTTAACCCTGCTGAATATGCAGAGTTGGTACGTTCTAAAGATGCCGATGGTCAATTTATTAAGAACGCTTTTTGGGATAGTGAATTTAACGCCATTAATGTATATGGTATTAGAGTTTACAAGAATACAGCCGTTGCCGCAAATGATTATATTTTAGGCGATTGGACTAATTCGGCTCAAATCTTCGACCGTCAAGGTTTAAGAATCGACTTTAGTACAGAAGATGGTACTAACTTCCAAGAGAATTTAGTAACTATTAGAATTGAAGGTAGATTGACTTTAGGTAAATTCTATAACGAAGGATTTATTTACGGTGGTGTATCTACTGACTTGGCTAAATTAGTAGCAGGCTCATAGTCCTTACTCATAATGCCCTTAAAGGGGTAGTTTAACCGCTACCCCTTTTTAATAATATAACATGAAAGAATATTTAGTTATTAAAAATCACGATTCAGATAACGGTGTTTTAACACGTGGCACAAAGTACACCTATAATGAAGTAATAGCGCAACAGCTAATAAAAAAAGGCTTTATTGTAG